AAAGCCAAGTTCTACAGCCTTATTGGCATTCATCCAGGTTTCTGCATCCATGAGGTGGCTAATCTTCGCCCTGGACTGAGAGCTTTTGATTTCATAGGCGTTGATAATGGATTCCTTTACTTCTGCCAGCATGTCGATGGCTTTTTGAAACTCGCCCTTATCTCCAAAAGCCACAGTTGCCGGATTGTGAATCATGAGCATGGACACCGGACTCATAAGCACCCTGTTTCCTGCCATTGCAATGACGGAGGCAGCACTGGCAGCCATACCGTCAATCTTTACGGTAACCTTACCTTTGTAGTCCATAAGCATGGTATAGATCTGAGCCGCAGCCACGCAGTCACCACCCGGGCTGTTAATCCAAATGGTTACGTCTCCTGCTCCGTCCATCAGCTCTTCCTTAAAAAGCTTAGGCGTTACATCGTCATCAAACCAGCTTTCCTCGGCAATGGTACCATTAAGGAACAGTGTTCTTTCCACTGTTTCCTCTCCTGTTTCCTGATTGCTTACCGTCTTGTTTTTCCACTTCCAAAACTTCTTCACTTGTAGTATTCTCCTTTCCAGCCGAAGCTGCGAATATTCCTGCATCGGCAAGTTTGGTCATATTGCCGTTAATAAGGTATAAGTCCCCGCCTGCTTCCGGTGAGATACGGTCCAGGTTCTCCAGCTCACGAATATCGTTCGCACTCATCCAGCCGTTCTGCCTTGCCGTGGCATAGCCGTTCATCCGGCTCTGGTAATCTCCACGCAAAAGTCCGTCCACATTAAACTTGATGAAATATTTCTCCTTGGTCTGGGGCGTTAAAAGCACTCGCATTAAAGCCTGCTCCCAACGAATAAGCCAGGGCTCCAGAGTATATTTCACAAATTCCAGGGATTGTTGCTCTATATTAGAAAAGCTCGACTTCTCCAGGTCTCCCACCATATGGGGAGGGATGCGGAAAATTCGAGCTATCTCGTTAAGTTGAAATTTTCTTGTTTCTAAAAACTGTGCCTGTTCCGGGGAAATGGATATTGGCGTATACTTCATGCCCTCTTCCAGAACCGCTACCTTGTTGGAGTTTATACTGCCACCGAAGGCTGTGTTCCAGCTCTCCCTTACCTTAGCAGGATCCTTTACCACTCCCGGATGTTCTAAAATACCACCGGGCGTTGCCCCGTTAGCAAAGAACTTAGCTCCGTACTCCTCACAGGCTATGGCCATACCAATGGCATTCTTGGCCATGGCAATAGGAGAATATCCCACCAGGCCGTCAAAACCAAGCCCCGGTATGTGGAGCACATCTGTGGGCTTAAGCTGCACCATGCTTTCCTTCATGGTAGCTGCCTCATCCGTATTGTGAAGGTATTCGTAGTAAATGTTACCCTTACTGTCTCTGTCCACCCTCATGCGGTTGGGCATTAACGGATACAGGGCCACCACTTCTCCCTTGCCGTTACGAATAACCTGGGCATAGGCATTACCCCATAGGAGCAGATGCGTCATAAGGGTTTCCCTAAAGACAAATGACGTCATCTCTTCATTGGGTTCATCGTGAAGCAGAAAGTACAATGGCATGGCAAGTGCCTTTTCCTTTCCTCCGCTATCGTTATACTTGTATAGGTGCAAGGGCAGTCCTGCCACCGCCTCTGCCAGTATCCTTACGCAGGAATAGACTGCTGTCATCTGCATGGAGCTGCGTTCCGTAACTCTCTTGCCGGAATTACTTCCTCCAAAGAAGAACCCGTAGGCACCTCCTGCTGTACTGTTCACAGGCTTATCCCTGGACTTAAAAAGCTTTGTAAAAACGTTCAGTATAACCACTCTCCTTTCTAATTTTGGGCATAAGAAAAGCACCTACGCTTTACGCATAAGTGCTTTTCTGAAAAAGTTTTATATTTTATTATTTTTAAATATATCCAAACTTCTTGCTACAGGGACAACGCTAAGAGTTTTCTCTTGTCCGTTACGCATAATAGTAACTTTAAGGTTATCTCCTGGTTTATATTTTTTCATAATCTCAGTAAAATCATTATCATCAGCAATAGCCTCTCCATTAATAGCCATAATTTTGTCGTTAACAAGACAACCAGATTTAGCCATAGGATAATCTGGCGTACAAGAAGCTACAACAAGATTATTAGCGTAAACCCCTAAATATGGAACATTTGAATTAATAGCTAACAATTCAATATCACGTTTTTTAAAATTTCCAGTATAAGCATCATTGTATGCATTAAATTTATCCATATCAGCATACTTATTTATTCTATCTCCTTGATATATACTATAATCTCTGAGATACCCTCTTATTCCATTTTTTGTTGTCTTCCTTGTATCTGTATTAGAATATATATTACCGCCTGCGGCCATTGCATTAGAATGATATTCTGCCTCTCCATAGGCAACTCCATAAATACTATGATCAGCTCTATCAACAACATACTCATTTCTAATAATTTTTATTGTAGGCAATACCACTGATTTTGTTGCACCAAACATATTCTGAAAAGTTGCTGTTGTTGTTCCAGTTCCGTTTAATTTTAACATTAGGATGAAAGGAGTTTCATTTTGTTTGACCATTGCTAAGTATTCTTCAGCTGAAAGTCTTGGTTGTTCCGGTAAATATTTTACGCCATCAACGATAAATCTTTTGCTATAATGATTACTTAGTTCCTTTTCAAATTCAACTTTACCCTTTTCCATATCATCATCTGAATTTTGACACATCAATACAGCATCTGAAACTTTATAAAATAAAAAAATACGCTTTGTTGGTTTTGGTACTGAACACAACCCTGTTGAAGCACAAATAAACACTAGTAACAATGCTAATAGACTTGTTTTCTTAAACATATACCCCATCTCCTCATAAATGTTCTCTATTTTCATATTATACCACCACATCTACACAAACAAAATACCTCTGTCATCATAGACAGAAGCACCATTATCATTTCCACAGCGAATTGCACGATCAAGAGCCATTATCGTGGCTACGGCACCGTCAATCTTCTCTGTGGATTTTTCTTTGTCAGCTTTTATGTTGCCGGCAGGATCAGTACGGATGAAGATGTTGTCCATCATCCACCTTAGTACAGGATGCCCTCCGTGAGCAAGTCGCTCTTCCAAGGTCAGCTTCATCAGCTCCTTGGTAGGAGGTGACATATCCTTAAAACCCTGGCCAAAGGGAACTACGGTAAAGCCCATGCCCTCTAAATTCTGCACCATCTGCACAGCACCCCAACGGTCAAAGGCTATCTCACGAATATTAAACCTGGTTCCCAGTTCTTCTATGAACTTTTCTATGTACCCATAATGAACCACGTTCCCTTCCGTTGTTTCTAAGAAACCCTGCTTCTGCCAGACATCGTAAGGGACATGGTCACGCATCACCCTTAGATCCATGCTCTCTTCCGGTATCCAGAAATATGGCAGGACGCAGTACTTATCCTCCTCATCCAAAGGCGGGAAGACCAGCACGAAGGCCGTTATATCCGTGGTGCTGGACAGGTCCAGTCCGCCATAACATACCCTTCCCTCCAGCTGCTCTTCAGAAACCTTGAAACCACAGGCGTCCCACTTATCCATAGGCATCCACCTAATGGACTGCTTCACCCACTGGTTGAGCCTGAGCTGCCTGAAGGAGTTCTCTTCTCCCGGATTCTGCTTGGCAGACTCGCAGGCTGTTTTCACCTTATCTATGCCCACGGTAATGCCTAAGGACGGATTCACCCTTTTCCACACCTTGGGATCAGTCCAGTCATCCGTTTCAGCCGCTCCGTATATTACCGGATAGAAGGTGGCATCGTGCTTCCTGCCTTCCAGGATGTCCTTAGCCTTCTGGTGTGTTTCATAGCAGATGGAATTGGTATCCGTTCCGGCCGTGGTAATCAGGAAATACAAAGGCTGCATCCTGGCATCACCGGAGCCCTTAGTCATTACATCAAAGAGCTTCCTGTTAGGCTGGGTATGCAGCTCATCAAAAACCACTCCATGTATATTAAAGCCGTGCTTGGAATAGGCCTCTGCCGATAGGACCTGGTAAAAGCTGTTCGTAGGCTGAAAAATAATACGCTTCTGAGAAGCCAGTATCTTTATTCTCTTATTTAAAGCCGGGCACATGCGCACCATGTCCGCAGCCACTTCAAAAACAATGGAGGCCTGCTGTCGGTCGGCCGCACAGCCATACACCTCCGCCCTTTCCTCATTATCCCCGCAGCATAAAAGCAAGGCTACTGCGGCAGCCAGCTCAGACTTGCCCTGCTTCTTTGGTATCTCTATATAGGCCGTATTGAACTGCCTATACCCATTGGGCTTTAAGGTACCAAAGATATCACGGATAATCTGCTCCTGCCAGTCTATAAGCTCAAAAGGCTTGCCTGCCCAGGTGCCTTTGGTGTGACACAAACATTCTATGAAGTTAACGGCATAGTCTGCTGCTTCCCTGCTGTATTTAGAGTCCTTGGCCTTAAACTTTGTGGCCTTATATCTTTTTAACTTGCGCAGCACCGTTACCTCCCTTTCTGGGTAATAAAAATAGCCGCCTTGCAGCGACTGTACGACGAACAGAGCCTTGCGGCCGCTGTTCATTTTTTATTTAGTTATGTTCCTTTAGCAAAATCCCTAAGGCCAGGGCAGCTCCTTCGTCCACCGGCTCCAGGTTCCAGCCCCGGTCGTAGTTTACTACCGCTATGCCATCCCTGGAAACATAAGCCTTGGAAATCTTCCCGCCTTCGATACCGTACTCACTGCCTGCCTCGTACACCTTGACCTGGTACTTGTAAACCTTACCGCGAATCAGCATTGCTCCTGTTCTCCACATAACGCGCGCCTCCTATAAGCTCATCTTGATGGCCGGTACAACTTTGTGCTTTTCTGAACCGTAGCCTTCGGTAAACCGCAGCGGTACCTGGGTAAGGCCGTTCATCTTGCAGCCCAGCTTGTCGAAAGCGTCCAGGGTGCTGACCAGGCCGGAAAAGTTGCTGGAAATCGTAAATTCCTTGATGCCCTGCTCTCTGCAGAACTTTACAATCTCTTCAACATCCTCGTCAAAAATGGCTTCGTTAAAGTCCAGCAGGTCGCTGCCTGCTTCCTGGCTGTATCTGTAAGCCCAGTAAATGTTGCCGCTTAACCCCTGCTCTTTAAACCCCTTGGTTCTGTCTGCCTTCTCAAATGCGTTAATCTTTATCATAATGCCTGCCTCCTTGTTTTTTGTTATACACATATTCGCTCTTAGTGTGCATAATAGCAAGCGATATTCGGCAAGTATACAGTATCTTTTTACTCTTCGCCGGTCAGGATGAAACGCACATATTCGCGCTTATGCTCCTCAATAAAAACAATAAGTTCAACGTAGCCTTTCTGGTTGGCCAGGAACTGCACCATGTTAGCGTCAACCATATTCGTCAGTCCGGTATTCCTAATATCTAAGATTTGCTCTTTGACCGTAGCATTCATTTTAAGTTGTCACCTTTCTGCAAATATCTTTTCCAAAAATTACGTTTAGGCCTGAACCATTGTCCCAATCCACTAAGACGCTTCCGGTATCGTCCACGCCAGTCACGGTACCCAGGGTACCAATGGGCGGGGCCTGGTCATCATCCATCTTGGTCAGCCTCACCCTGGTCCCCTTTGGAAATTCTTCCTTGAGGCAGTCAATTACTGCCTTGGTTGGAAATCTCACTTTTACGTCCTCCCTTGAATGCTGAAGAACCGGTTAGGTTTCTCAGCAGTACTTTTCTAACTGTTTTAAACTCGCTGCCTATAAATCCCAGCCGTAAAAGGAAGCATCTGAAGGCGAACTTTTCGTTGTCCACCGGATGCGACCTGGCTGTCACTCTCTTTTGCTCCCTGGCCATCTTCACCAGGGCTGCTATGAACCTGGTGTAGGCTTCAACCACTTCCGGCTCACTGGGTGCTACCTTGAACCAGGGGAAGGTTACCTTGTCGTCTTCTTCGATTGCTTCCGGCAACGCAGCCAGGTTAAAGGCTTTTTGAATCAGGCTGCCCTTGGCGGTCAAAAGGTTGTTTAAGTTTTCCCAGCTTTCCGGGGTGAAAAGACTCTTGGGCATAGCCACCGTAAAGCCAATGACTTCCGGCTCTTCGCTAGCCTGCACAATTTCAAAGCCCTTCTCCTGCAATCTTTTGACCAGGCTCTGCACTGCTGTTTCATTCACCTTCTCGTTCCAGCTCAGGGTGCCATCCTTGCTCAGCGTTAATCCGCCAAGGGTGTAAGCGCAGCTTGGCATGCCTTGGTAGGTAGCCTTTTCCAGGGTAAGTTCCTCGATAGCCTTCACCAGTTCTTTTCTGCTTTCAACCTTAAATTGTACGCTCATGCTAATTGCCTCCTTTGTTTTTGTATGTTCATATTCGCTCTAAAGGTGTTAATTAGCAAGTCATTATGAGCAAGTATCTAGTATACTTCACAGCGGCTTTCCCTCTGCTTTAAGCTCACTATATTTATAGGTTAAACCATCTCTTTGTACTGTTACATTATCAGTACTACCGACCAGCTCAATATAGCGCTTAACTATAACATCGCAGTACTTCTCATCCAGCTCGACCATGTAGCAGATGCGCTTACTTTGCTCGCAGGCAATCAAGGTGGTCCCGCTACCACCAAAGGGATCCAGCACCAGGCAGTTGCTCATGCTGGAATTCATAATGGGATAGGCAATCAGAGGCACGGGTTTCATGGTTGGATGGTATTCGTTCTTCTTGGGCTTGTCATACTCCCAGATAGTGGATTCCTTCCGGCCGGTGTACCATTGGTGCCTGCCCTTCTTCTTCCAGCCAAACAAGATAGGCTCGTGCTGCCATTGGTACGGGCTCCTGCCCAGCACCAGGCTCTGCTTCTTCCAGATGCAGGTACCGGACAAATAAAAGCCTGCGTCTGAGAAGGCTTTCCTAAAGTTAAGCCCTTCCGTGTCCGAATGGAACACATAGATGCTGGCATCGTCTGCCATGACCTTTTCCATATTGAAAAAGGAGTCAAAGAGGAATTGGTAGAAAGCATCGTTCCCCATGTTGTCGTTCTTTATCTTGCCGGCGTTTCCTTCGTAGTTAACGTTATACGGTGGATCGGTAACCACCAGGTTGGCCAGCTTGCCTGCCATGAGCAGTTCATAAGTTTCCTTTTTAGTAGAATCTCCACAGTACAATCTGTGGTTTCCTAGCTGCCAAAGGTCACCTAGCTTACTTACAGCCGGCTTTTTAAGCTCAGCTTCTACATCAAAGTCATCATCTTTGATGCCATCTTGTAAAGACTCTTTAAACAAATCATCAATCTCGGCGGCATCAAAGCCCGTTAAAGAAACATCAAAATCAGCGCCCTGCAAATCAGTAATCAAAAGCGCCAACTTTTCATTGTCCCAAGCACCGCTAATCTTGTTCAAAGCAATGTTAAGGGCCTTTTCTTTCTCTTCGCTTAGTTCCACAACTACACATTCAACTTCCTGAATGCCCATGTCTATGAGGACTTTTAATCTCTGGTGTCCACCTACTACTCTACCGGTAGTCTTATTCCAAATAACAGGTTCCACATATCCGAACTGCTCCAAGGAACGTTTTAACTTTTCATATTCAGGATCACCAGGCTTTAAATCCTTACGAGGATTATATTCAGCTGGGATAAGTTCAGCTGTCTTTTTCTTTTCAATAAGCATTATGCACTTTTCCTTTCTAGTATCTTTTTAAGGCCTTTATATGCTCCGGTAA